TATTTTAAAGATTTATGGGTGCAAGAATTTCCTAAAGCTGGTGGTGGTGAGCATTGGCCACATGTGCACGAGAGTAGTCATATATCAGGATTCTATTTTTTAAAATGTTCGCCTAAGACATCTATGCCCGTGTTCCATGATCCTAGACCCGCTAAGTGGATAACCGAATTGCCTATGAAAAAAGAATCAGTGCAATATGCTTATAATCGTTTTTCATATCCCGTGCTTCCTGGAACATTTGTATTTTTTAATTCTTATTTAACACATCAATATGTATTGGATGCTGGAATAGATCCTTTTAGATTTGTTCATTTTAATATACAATGTTTTAAACCTAATGAGGAAAATGTATGATGACTTTAGATGAAATAAAACAAGAAGAGAATTTTTCACATAGTATGATTGTCACTTATCCAAGGACAATTCAAATATCACATGGTGTTTATGATAACGTTGTTGATATGATGAATATGTGTACAATGATTTCACAAAATTTAGATACAACAGAACTTACAAATGTTTATGGTGGGAAAACTCCATGGGGATTTTTTAATGATAAACCAGAGTTTACAAGATTTATAGATTATGTTGTAAATAAACACCAAAATTCAAATCCTTTTTTTAATAAAGAAAATTGGTATAATAAAAATATAGTTTTTGATTCTTGGGGTAATGAAATTAAAAAAGGGGATAGTGTTAATATGCATACTCATAAAGATCATCATTTAATTTTATATTTAACCGAAGGAGCTCCATTAATATTACCAGAACTTAAAATGACTATTCAGCCAAAAAGAGGATCATATTATATATTTCCACCCCATGTATTACATGGAGTTAATAAAGTAGAAGAAAACACTAAAACAAGATATTGTTTAGTTTCAAATTTAATAGGGCAAACCGATTGGAAAAAAAATAAATTAATTAAATCGGCAACATAAGCCAGGAAGTCATAATATATTTTTCTCCCTGTAACGGGGGATTACCTCTGTGTACGTAAGGAAATGCAGCTGGCCAAATAACACATCTACCTTTAACCGGCTTTGCACGAATTGATTGATGAAGAAATTCCGTTTCTCCACCTTCTTTAACATCATTAAGATAAATAGTAAAAACTAAAGCTCTTTGTGAATTATCTCTACCCTTACCATGTTCTAAATGCCAAATATGATATCCTTGTGTAGGTAATGTTTTTTGAATTTTTAAATGTGTATATTTAAATCCTTCTATACCGTAAGCAGTTAATACACCTGTTGCATCTTGATAATGTCTTAGCGCCATATCAAAATTAATCAATAATGGTTTAAATTCATCAAACCAAGTATCTATATGTTCATTTAAAGTAATAGCTTTATCATTTTTATGGTTTAAATTAGCATTTTCAGATTGCAATCTATCGTATGCTTTTTTTAAAGCATTTTGTTTTTCAAAAAATTGAATTGCTTTATCACATTCTATGTCTGGAATATATCCATCATAAATTCCAATATGATCTTTAAACTCTACGTGTCTTTTTTTATTTGTTTCCATTTTTTAATTTATAAAAGATTGAATTGTAAATCTTGGTATTATTGAACTAAGAACAGGGTTTACTTTATGATGCATTGGTGTTTTTATTATTACTAGTGAATTACCTACCACTGGTAAATAACCATAATTATTGTTATGTTTAAACATAAATTCACCACCCCAATTAGAATTCCATCTTTTGTTTATGTAATAAGTAACACCATAGTCAACATGACTATCCGAATGCCAATTAATACCAGAATTTTTATGCATTTTATATATCATAAAATTAATATTTTTACTGTTTAATTTTATAAACGGTTGATGAAACAATAGTGTTTTATAGAAATAAAAATAGCTAGAATTTATATCTATTCTATTGGGTGAAGTTAGATTATTTATTAATTTAGTTTCCCATGTTTTACTAGAATCTTCATATTTTATTTTTTTATTTTCTTTAAATATTGCATTATGGATTCTTTCATATTCATGGTTTGGAAGAAAATTATGTATCCAAAAAAACTTATCTTCTATGTTATATATCAGTTTCATATTTTTTTATTTAATTCCTTTTTCTTTCTCCCATTGTTTAATTGCAAATTCATTATCATCTTTAAAATGTGCGTATTTACCATTTTTATCAACGTAATGCATAAACACCTGAGCACAGCCATCTCCTTCAAAGGTTTTTCTACCGTGTTCTAATTTACATCCTAGATATATTACAGCATCTCCTTCTTCCATTTCAATCCATTTATTTTCCATATGTATTGGCCATTTTTCTGTTTGATGAATACATGCGTTTACACTTATTTCACAAGAGGGTCTATCTTCATGGTTTTTTAAAATAGATCCAAATTGATAGTATCTCCAAAAGGCATAAGTTTTAAATAATTTTAAACCAGTTTCTTCCTCTATTTTAGAAAGTTTTAACTCTAACATAACATTCATTAAAGCATCTTTATACCAAGCAGGAGAAAAAGGAGAATGATAATCTGTACTCCACTCTTCATCTAATTTATTAACACAATATTTTTTTAATAATGTTAATTCTTCTTTAGAAAAAAAATTTTTTATTAATTTATATTTAAAATCTTTTATATTAACCATGCTACTATACTGTATCTAACGCCTTTAGTTATTGGTTCTATTCTGTGTGGATATTGAAAATTACTAGGAAACATAACACAAGTTGCTGTTTTGCAATTAACTCTTTTCATCTCTGTATTGTCTTGATTGTAAAAAACAAAATCTCCACCCTCATAGTCTTCATTTAAATTTAAAATAAAGGTAAGAGTTCGTTCAGCTAGTGAATGGTGATCTGTATGAATTTCATATTTTCCATTTATTTCGTATTTTAATAAATCTATTTGATTTAATTTATCAGTCTCTAAATATGGAAATTTAAATTTATAATGAGAATAATGTTGTTTAATAATTTTTTCTATATGCTTAAAAAAAATTTTGTCAGATATACTATTTTTTTTTAAAGAATATCCAAATACGTTTCTAATATTTTCTGTATAACCACTTATAATAGATAATTTACTAATCGCTTTTTTATCTATGTATTTTTTTATTAACTCAATAAAATCTTTATTAGTTAAATTATTTAATACAACTATTCCTTCTTCTAATTTCATAAACTTTATTATCTATAATAAAGTTATACTATTATTTAAATAAATAATCTATAGAGAAGAATAAGAAGTAGGCCTTGCACCTAGTCTTGTGATTTTTTGTTCAGAAGTTTCACCTTCAACATTATTATTATCCCAAATAGATTGAAGATTAGATAAGTGAGCAGAATCCCATTTATTAACGAATTCATTAAAATTACCTAAATTAGCATTTGCGTAGGTACTATGTGGAGTTGAATTTCTATACTCTACTTCATCGGTAGACACAGAGGCACCATGTTGAATTGCCCAAATATTTGCAAATTTACTTTGAGACCAGAAAGCATCATCATTAATAACATAACCAGTTCCAGCTGCATCTCCTTTTTGTTTGATAATTAATTTATCATCAAAAACCACTGTCCAATTTGAATTTGTTGCCATGTTTATTTTTTATGTTTTAATAATATAGTTTAATACTAAAGTTGGTTGTAACACAGAGTTAGCACTTCCAGAAAAGTTAGCAGATAAATTGTGAGAGTGACCTTGACCTGAACCAGCTGCCTGAATGACATTATTATCTGTTCCTGCGCCTTGTTGTTGGCACATGCACGGAGAAGAAACACCAACATATTGTTGTGCAGATCCCGGTTGTTGTTTTCTTAGGGCATGATTGTGTGAAGCAAGTTGAGCAGTTGATAATGTAGCATTAGCTACTGATCCACCAATGTTTCCTGTAGGTGTTACAGTGTTTGCTCCAATTCCTTGTGCTAAATTTTTAGAATTTGCTGAGCTAGATCCACAAATTGTTCTGTCTCTTAAATCTGGTACGTTAAAATTTCCACCACCTGGGTCACCATATGTAGTTCCAATAATTGCAAATAAAGCAGCATAAGTTGCTTGACTTACCGCTTGACCATCACATAATAAAAATCCAGATGGAATTGAAGCTGAACCCCAAGGAACAACTATTCCAGTATTGACACCTTCAATACCTGTTAAATATGCTCCATCAAAATCGTATCTTGTTGCTTCGTAATTTGCCATAATTATTTATCCCTATATGTCCAACCAACTGTTGCATCACCTGAATACACTAATGTAAAACCAGCGCCTTCAGTATTGATAACTAAGTTAGATGCACTATTTGCTATATTACTAGAATTTCTTCCAATAGTCAAAGGTTTGGTATCAAAAGTATATCCAGCGTCAACTACAGATACAATATCTCCTGTAGCAGGAGAAGCTGGTAATGTTATTGTGAAAGAAGTAGTAGCTGTATTTGCTAATATTGCAGATCCTGGTTGAACAGTTGCAGATGCTGAAAGAGCTCTCCATGTTTGTTCCATTGAAATTAAATTTACATTTGTTCCATCAGCATAAAGTGTATATCTATTTCCTTGTGCTAATTTAATCCCAGTCCCTGAAGTTGTTTTAAAAGTTAAAGTATTAGTTCCCATAGTAACTTGATTATTTACTAAATATGTTTTTTCAATTGAATCTGGTACGGTTACGTTTACGTTTCCAGATAATGTTCCTGTTAAATTAATAACTGCATTTTTACCAGTTGAAATTGCACCATCTGTAAATGCAAGAGTAAGACCTGTTGTTGCGTTAACTGCTAGTGATTGATAACCAGCGATTGCTTGTTGAATAACTACTAAATTTGTATTTGTAATTTGACCCCATACACCAGCTTCTGTACCAGTAGCTATTAGGGATAGTTTTAGGTCTGATGAATATGCTATAGTCATTTAAATCCTTATTTTGTTCTTATTAAAATATTTATCAGTTTTTGTCAATTAATACAA